ACACTTGTTTGTTTTGTTTTCACATCAACTTTGTATCCATCTATAAATAAATCATACTCGTATGTGTTTAACCATTCGCCACCTAATACTTGTAATACTATTTGTTCTCCTATGAAACCTGCTAAGTTGCCACCCCCATTGAGGATGGAGTTATTTAACTTGCCAACCTCTATTGCTTTTTCTCTCGCTTTTACAAACATATCGTCTGTAACATTTATTTCAATCAAGATTCATACCTTCCTAGTTTATAATTTAATTCACAAGTTATCATACCATGCCAACCTGTTAATTTATTCTTTACGATATTTAAATGCCTTTGTAAATCTTCTTCATCACCATCCTCTTGTTTTGGTGGATTCTTGGCTATCAATATCATAAGATCTGCTTCAGCAGCTTTACCCGTTCTACTGCCTTCCATCATGGATTGATTCAATAAAACTTTACCTTCTGCATCAGCAGATAGTTGGGACATATAAAATACTGCACACTCATGTTGCTTTGCAATCTGCCTTGCATGTATTGCATTGGCTTTTAATGATTCATCTGCTCTAGCAAAGCCTTGTGATCTAGCGAACTTGTCACCCATATCAAGCAATAGCACATCAGGTTTATATGATTTACATACACTCTCTACCCATGACATGTCACGACCAGTAGCATCTTTTATTTTAATCTTGTCTTTTATTGGTGCATACAAGTCTCGTGCTTTAGATGGATTCTGTTTCACTTGTTGCATTGTCATGCCAGTGGCTGCAGTTAAATATCTAGCACCAACTCTGTGGCTACCCTCTTCGTTACACAGTATGATACAGTTAGCACCTTGATGTGCCAAACCATTTGGTGAGGCAATCATACTTGCATGAAAAGATGTCTTACCTGTATTTGGTCTAGCACCCACTTCAATTAAATGTCCAGCATTCACACCATGAATCATACGTGTGAGTGAGGGTATATTGAAATGCCACCTAGCCTCAAGATCATTCTTAGCTAACAATGTTTCAATCTCAATATCATCCCATTCTACATTTAGATCAGGTGTGAAATCATCATTGTATTGTTCAAGTAATAATCGCAGTGGCTCAAGACTAGTCTGAACACCATTTACGTAGTCGAAGCCTAAGTTAGCTACATCCTCGCCAATCACTTGTTGGAATAGTTTTGATAACACTTCTTGTGCTACATCACCACCCAAGGGTTGTTCTTTTTTTATTGTTTTGAAAAGTATTGAGTATGCTTGTTTTTGTGCAGTTGTCATTGATGGATGACTAGATATAAACAATGCTTCTATTTCATCCGGGGACAGAGTTCTCTCATACCTATCCATCGCTAAGTCAATTGATTGCTTTATCTTTCTAGCATCTTTGCTAAACAATCTATCGGGACATCTTGCACCACGATGTTCATCGTAGAACGTCTTGTCCATTAAACTTCTTAATAATGCTAATTCCATATTTTACTCCTTCGGGGTTAGGTTATATAAATTAGTTACATCTTTTTTATTATAATATTTTAAATCGTCAGTTAGTCTTAACACCTTTATGTTGTTCACGTATCCTCTTAACTCTTTTGCAAAAGCAAAAATCTTAGGCATAGCATCGGGGTCAAGTGCTATAATTATTGTAGAGAACTGTGAAAGAAAATTCTTGTGTTCTTCTGAGAGTGAAGTTCCAAGAATAGCAACCCCGATAAATGCATCGCCACCAACTCTAGCAGCACTAACACAGTCCTCTACAACAACACCGACATTACCACTGCCATAATAATATGGCAAGGTATTATTTCCGTATCGTTTCCACTTAGGCAGTCTTGATGTTAGTGCTCTTCCAGTAGCATCTACAATTTTATTGCCATCCTTAATTAGGAAAACAACTCTGTCTTCTTTTACATCGTAATGTAAATCCAATTTATTTGGATCTAGACTCCATGTATTACAGAACTCTATTAATTTTTTTCTATTATTATGGGGGACAATATATTCGGGTAACACAAAGGCAGTGCATGGAGGAGATTCATTTTCTTTCTTTAACTGTGCAGTCAAAATATCAGTCGCAGAAAGTCTTACCTTTGTGTTACCACTAATGTTACAAGAAGCCTTGTAACAATTCCATACTAACATTCCCATGTTATTAGTAGCAGTAAATGTTTTATAACCATTACAAATGGGGCAGTTAAGTCTCTTAGTATGTCCTATGGGTATGTCTAAGTCTAACATGTACCCCCGGACAATGTTAATGTCTTTTACCATAATTCTAAAAATCCGTCAATTTTTTTCTTGCATCTAATGCAAAGTTGGCAGAAGTAAAGGTATTTTTCATGTATGGTTTAACACTCTGAGGGTTAGCATGACCTGTGACTGCCATGATATTACCCATCGATACTCCTGCATCTACCATCTCTGTTGTACCCGTTCTTCTGAGGTCAGATAATCGCAAGTTTTCAGACAATCCAGCCTCATTCATGATCTTCCTACCAATGAATGGTAGTTTAGTGAGCGAATAAGGCTCATACAGACCCCTTCTTGGCTTCGGTCTAGGGGTAACATACCTCTGAAATCCAAAGTCCTCACGTTGAGCTTTTAGCATCTCGTTTAGATCATCAGATATGGGCAAAAATACCTCTGCTTTTCTCTTTGATTGTTTTATGTGTGCTTTTTGGTTGTCTAGATCTAAACTTTCCCATGTTAACACCCTCATATCACCCAATCTTTGACACCATTCATATGCCATATGCACAATCAAACCTATACTTCTATACTTGAAGTCAGAATATGCATGATCTAAAAACTTTTTGACATCTTCTTTCTGCCAAACAACTTTTCTCTGTTCGGGTGTCCTCTTTTTTACATTTGAAAAAGGATTAGAGTTACAATACTCCATTTGAATAGCATAATTAACTAATACTCTAGACACAGACATGACATGATTCGCCATATGTATGCCTTTCTCACACCATTTCTCGTAGCACAGTCTAGCATTCTTAGTTGTGATATCGGATATGTTAGTACCACCCAAAGTGCGAGTAGTACCAACATTTGTATCCATAGCTACACTAAGAAAATACTTATATTGTGTTTTAGTTTCATCACGTAAGTTGTTGAAATCAAACGATAAATAGTATTCTTGTAGTAACTTATTTGTTTTCATTATGCTGCCACCAATTGTTTAAACTGAGGTGAGTTGATCCACTTGGCAACTTCTTGCTCTCTCTTCCACATGGACTCTGCCTTAGTGTCGTGACCAGTATTTCTAAGAGTGAAACCGTTGTGATCATCAGCATAAGAAGAGTAGTTAGTGAAAGCAGAGTAAAGAGCAAACACATTCTTACCTCGCTTGGCAATCTCTCTGTGTGCTAACTCATACATCTTATCCACCATCTTCTCAGACTTGATGATACTAGATAAGAATGTCTTACCATCTACATTGAGAGGTGTATCTGCCCACTTCTGTAGCATCTGACAACGTAACTCAAAGTTAGCTCTAGCTTTCTGTACTCTGTTGATAAAATTACCATAGAGAAAGCCACTAGTATTCTTCATCACAATACTACTGAAATCTCCAGTAATCTGTCCGTTGCTACAATAGGTATCGATTGCACCTGTATGTACTTGATTAGAACAAGACCCATCAATACCATGCAAAGCAATGATACGTTCGTTGATGACTGTCCTATGCTTATTGGTGATCACCTCATGTTGAACATTGGGTAAAATAATATCCAAGAAACCAAAGGCATTATTCCTAGCAGTCTTGATCGTTACCTCTGCATCTTCTAGCTCGTGAGGTAATCTATTATCTTGTATCACTTTCTTTATCCCATTGAAAAACTGTGGATGTGATGCACACTTAAAACCATCACCAACAATACCGATATAATCACCAGTGCTTTTGTTGATGACATACTTTTTGCCTTTCATCTTGGTTGGCTTGAAGCCTACTTTGAAGTCAAGGTCAGATCCCTCTATCTGAAATAAAGGGTTAGTTACAAAATCTAATGGCATGATATTCTCCTTTCTCCATTGTTTGTAATTAGTATAATTTATAAAAATTTATTTAGCAATTCGCCTATGACCACTATCGCAGCACAAGCATATATAAATATGATGACCCCTTTTAGCACATGGTTTATTTGGTCATCTGCCATGTATACCCACTCGTGGTATTTCTTCTTACTCATTTTTTGTCTCCTCTATCTCCCATCTATAAAAGATGTGGTCATCTATTCTTGTTACATAAGTTTTAGTTTCTGCCCAACTAGGATTTACATAGTGGGCATGGTAGTGTGTAGCTCCTTCTACAAAGTCATCTAAGTGTCCGTTATACACACCATTGGCAACATGTAAAGCAGTTTCCATAGCTTCCTTTTCTCGTGGCTTATCGCTCTTGCCATCACAGTACCAACTAAATTGACACTTATCTTTTATAGGCACAGATGGTTTCCACTTATAAGTTAAGCCTTGTTTAACCACATCACACACGCTGTTCGGATATCGTGGATCTTTTACTCTATTCATCACGACTTGTGCTACTGCAACTTGTCCTATAAAACTTTGATTCTTAGCTTCATGGTATACGTTGAGTGCTAGGCACATGATTGCTTCTGTTAACATTTTATTTCTCCTTTGTTTTAAATTTATAATCTCTGTACCTATCAGTGTATCCATGTTCACATTTAGGTAGTTCTAATTTAAATACATTAGCTAAAAAATATTCCAAACCATCTAGCTCTATTATTTTATCGTACTCCAATGGAACTGAATCATGTACACAATTATTAATATCTTTTACGTTATTAATAACCTTTATAAGTCTTTCCTTTTGTATCTCTGTTAATTTTATAGTCATTATTTTATTCCTTTCAGTATATGTGCTATGACATCTACAGTCCAACCATTCCCAATCATCTTGTATCGCTGAGTATTGGAAACACCTTCTGTGTAGTTGTCAGGTAAGGTTTGTAATCTCTCACACTCTAGTGGTGTAAGTTTTCTATATAAGTTGTCCATAGCAACCTTTGGTTGTCTGTGTCCACCTTGCATAGTCGTAAGGGTGGGTGACTTACCTTGAGGTGAATACACTCTCTTGATAATATCAAACCCCTTGATGTCATTAGCCATGCCTACTTGTATAGGCTTCTTGCTTTTGACAAACGTAGGTATCTGCCCCTTGTACATAGATGCAGTAAGACAATGTGCCTTATCATCATCAACAGACTTGACTAGATCTCCTCGCACTCTGCCACACCATGTACCCTTGAGGTAGTTGGGTGCTTCATCAAAGGGCAAGTCCTCTAGTATATCAGCTAGAACAATACCTTTGTCGTGTGGTTGTGTGACGTTAGGTATGTTAGTCCAATACAATCTGTTACGATTCTGTGCTGACACAAGAGCAGAGTTGATCGCTATAGGCTCAACACCCAAGGCATTCGTAATCACATCTTGCGATTCTTTCTTCATACGTACATTCTCCAACAAGAACTTGACTTGTGGTTTACCCAACTGTGCTTTTCTCGTATTGATATTATTGACAATCCGAATAAACTCAAAGAATAATTTGCTACGAGGATCATCAAAATTAAGTTGCCTACCAGCAAAAGAAAAACCTTGGCAAGGTGATCCTGCAAGTATCAAGTCTATATCTGTAGCCATTATCTCTAGCAGACAATCTTCCTTGACCTCACCCAAAGGAATACCCTTCATGATATTAGTTACATCTCCCACATGCACAATGTCCGAGAAGTTTTTCTTAGCTACCTCAATGGCATACTTATCAATCTCTGATGCAAAGTAATTCTTTACCTTGATGTCGGCACGTTGCAAGGCTAACTGCCCACAACTCATGCCATCAAATAAACTTAGTACGTTCATGTGTTCTCCTTTCGTATAATTGTATAATCTCTGTAAAGTTTATGCTTAAAGTATAAGTTCTCTGAGTCCTCATACATAAACATGTAAGCATTTTTCAGTGTTTCAGAAGCCTCTTCGAACTTCTGTTTTACCTCTTCTTGATTCTTAGGTGCTTTCAAGATAGTCTTGCTCCCACCTAACTGATCTCTTTCTGTGCTACTCATGTGTTATCTCCTTTCCATTTATAACACGTATAGTGTATC